GATCTTATCACAGAAGAAACTCCAAATTATCAATTTGTTGGCGGGCGATTAATTAACTATCATTTGCGTAAACAAGTTTACGGCAAATTTATGCCTCCTTGCTTGTGCGACATTATTCAAATTAATGTTGAAAAGGGTTTTTACGATGCAGAGTTTTTAGAACTTTATACCAAAGATCAAATTAACGAATTACAAGAATTTATTGACCATGAAAGAGACGAGTATCTAACCTATGCGGCTATGGAACAATTCCGTGGCAAGTATCTTGTACAGAACAGAGCAACTGGTGAAATATTTGAAACACCACAAGTTGCATACCTGATGATTGCGGCAACATTGTTTGCAAAATATCCAGAAGATACAAGAATGCATTATGTTAAAGCATACTACGATGCAATTAGTACATTCAAGATTAGTTTACCTACGCCAGTTATGGCGGGTGTGCGTACCCCACAGCGACAGTTTAGTAGTTGTGTGTTAATTGAATCTGGAGATAGTTTAGATAGTATCAATGCAACATCGAGTGCTATTGTTAAGTATGTAAGTCAAAAAGCAGGTATTGGTATTGGTGCTGGTAGTATTAGAGCAATTGGTTCACCTATCAGAAAAGGTGATGCAACGCATACCGGCGTTATTCCTTTCTATAAATTATTCCAATCAGCAGTTAAGAGTTGTAGCCAAGGTGGCGTGAGAGGCGGTGCCGCCACACTGTACTATCCTATTTGGCACTATGAAATTGAAGACATGCTGGTATTAAAGAATAACAAAGGTACAGAAGAAAATCGTGTACGCCATATGGACTATGGTGTACAGTTTAACAAGCTCATGTACGAGAGATTGATTGCTGGTGAAAAAATTACATTGTTTTCTCCGCATGATGTCCCTGGATTATATGACGCATTCTATGCAGATCAAGACAAGTTTAAAGAACTATACGAAACAGCAGAACGAAATACTAGATTGCGTAAAAAATCTATTCCTGCTATTGAACTTTTTTCTGCGTTTGTACAAGAACGCAAAGACACAGGCAGAATTTATTTAATGAATGTAGACCATGCTAATACACATGGCGCATTTTTAGAAGAAGTTGCACCTGTGCGTATGAGTAACTTGTGTTGCGAAATTGATCTACCAACAACACCTCTTAAAAATATCGATGATCCAAATGGAGAAATTAGTTTATGTACATTGAGTGCAATAAATTGGGGAGCAATTAAAGACCCGGCAGAATTTGAAAATATTTGTAATCTTGCTGTCAGAGGATTAGATGAACTTTTAGACTATCAACAATACCCAGTATTAGCGGCGGGACTAGGAACTATGCGTAGAAGGCCGTTAGGCATTGGTATTATTAATTTTGCATATTGGTTAGCAAAACACGACACTAACTATCAGGATCCTAATTTAGAACTTGTTGATGAATGGGCAGAAGCATGGAGTTACTATTTGATCAAAGCCAGTGCAAACTTGGCAGTTGAAAAAGGTGCATGTTCTGGTACAGTAGAAACAAAATACGGACAAGGAATTACACCTAATCAAACATACAAAAAAGATGTTGACGAACTTGTTAAACACAAAGAGCGTTTAGATTGGAAAGGATTGCGTAAACAGTTAAAGGAAACTGGTATTCGTAACAGCACACTGATGGCACTGATGCCAGCAGAAACTTCTGCACAGATTTCAAACAGCACAAACGGTATTGAACCACCACGCAGTTATGTTAGTGTTAAACAAAGCAAACACGGTGTATTAAAACAAGTGGTACCAGAATATAAAAGATTAAAGAACAAATATGATTTACTATGGGATCAGAAGTCCCCACAAGGCTATTTAAAAATAATGGCAGTGTTACAAAAATATATTGATCAAGGTATTTCAGTAAATACATCTTACAATCCGGAACACTACGAAGATGAAAAGGTTCCAATGAGTGTGCTTATACAAGATATACTCATGTTTTACAAGTATGGTGGTAAGCAGTTATACTATAACAATACTTATGATGGTCAAGGCGAGATTGATATTAACAAAGAAACTGTGGAGCAACCACAAATGGTTACTACAGCATTTGTAGAAGACGATGAAGACTGCGAGAGTTGTAAAATTTGAAAAAGAGAAATATGAGTGTTTTAGATATTAAAAATAAATCCGATCATACAAAAGCAAAAATGTTTTTGGATGACAATGGTGGTATGGGTATGCAGAGGTTTGATACTCTAAAATACAAACAATTTGATAAAATTACTGACAAGCAGTTAGGCTTTTTTTGGCGTCCAGAAGAAGTTGATATCATACGAGATGCTAAAGACTTTAAAGACTTAACCGATTTTGAACAACATATTTTTACCAGCAATTTAAAGAGACAAATACTGTTAGACAGTGTGCAGGGTCGCTCACCTAACCTTGCTTTTTTGCCTATTGTAAGTTTGCCTGAAGTAGAAACTTGGATTGAAACCTGGGCATTTAGTGAAACAATTCACAGCAGAAGTTATACACATATTATTAGAAATGTGTATGCAAATCCAAGCAAAGTGTTTGATGAAATGTTAGACATTAAAGAGATTGTTGATTGTGCAGATAGCATTACTAAGAACTATGATGAACTTATAGAATATAATCTACTAAGAGAAAAAGAAAGTAAAAAATACGATCTGTATGAGCATAAAAAGAGATTATGGAAATGCATAATGAGTGTAAACATACTTGAAGGTGTGCGTTTCTATGTGTCATTTGCATGTAGTTGGGCTTTTGCAGAACTTAAAAGAATGGAAGGCAATGCTAAAATTATTAAACTTATTGCAAGAGACGAAAATGTACACTTAGCAAGTACACAACAAATGCTAAAATTTTTACCTCAAGAAGACAAAGACTTTGCTAAAATAAAACAAGAAACAGCAGAAGAATGTAAACAAATGTTCATAGATGCTGTTGAACAAGAAAAAGTTTGGGCAGATTATTTGTTCAAAGACGGCAGTATCATTGGACTAAATGCTGAACTATTAAAGCAGTATGTTGAATTTATTGCGGCCAAGAGAATGCATTCAGTAGGCATAGAAAAGGTATATAATATGGGTACAAATCCTTTGCCGTGGACACAAAAGTGGATTGGTGGAGGAGAAGTACAAGTAGCACCACAAGAAACTGAAATTAGTTCCTATGTAATTGGTGGTACAAAACAGGATGTAACAAATGACACATTTAAGGGCTTTAGCCTTTAGGAGACACAATGTATAATATAGAAGAATTAGTTGGAAAGGTTGTTTCTATTAAAACAACCAGTAATCTAGAAGTTATTACAATGTTATTAAGTATAGACGATGAATTAACATGTCTAACTGTTGGTAATCCTAGACTTGTAATAATTAATAATGATAACGGTGAAATGGCATTGATTCCTTATGCTCTTACTGGAAACATAGAAGAAGTAGTTATTAATATTAATGCTGTAGTAAGTGTAATGGAAACCAATCAAATCACTGCAGAAGATTACGAAAAAATTGTTATAAGAGACCAAGAACGATTAGAAGAAAAAGAAGAAATTCCTGAAGATAAATAATAATATGCCAGGAATAGGAAGAGTAGGTACCGATAAAGCCAAGGGTGTTATAAAAGGCCCTGGCGCAAGCACAGTCTTTGCAGACGGCAAAAAAGTGTCACTAGATGGTGACGAAGTAACCTCTCACGGTAAAGCACCACATGCTAAGGCCACAATAATTAGCGAACTAGCAAGTACAGTAATGGCTGACGGTAAAAAGCCTGTCATGAAGGGCTCTATAGCAAGTTGTAAACATACTGTAATTCCAGGATCTGACACAGTATTTGTGAGTTAAAATGGCTAGATTGGTCTCTGTAAAAGGCCCACATGCCAGAGGCCCCCAAGATCATATTAGAATACAATGGAATATGGGTAATTCATGTAATTACTCGTGCCAATACTGTCCTCCAATATTACACGACGGTTCTAAACCGTGGTTAAATACACAATTATACATTGACACCATAGATAAGATTTCAACGCACTACAACGCATTACAGCAACGCACAGACTATGAATTAATAGGCGGAGAGGTTACTGTAATACCTGGATTTGAAGATATAATACGCAAAATAAGCGAATATAATGCAACTAGCACCGTATTTACCAATGCCAGTAGAACAGTAGAATGGTGGTCAAAAGCAAGAGAATATA